GAAATCTCCTCACCATTCTGTCCATTGCCGTCGAAAGTGCGTTGCTACTAGGAGTGAATTGCGTCAAAATCACTTCCCACACTTGGCTCACCTTCACAGTGCCCCCCAATGGAGAGCGGGGATTCAACTGAGGAAACTCCCGCATTGTCACTTCAAGCCCCTTCACCTTCCATTCATTCGGCACGCTTTGTCTGCCCACTACATACACCGAAGGAAGCGTAGAGCCATTTGGTAACGTATAAGTGCCAATTAAATTAGGCGATGCAGAAAGTAGTTCAGTAACAACTTCCCGAAGTTGTGCAATGTTCACAATAAAATAGCCTCCCCATAAGGGAAGGCTAGCAAAGATCTATGGAAGGATGAATCAGCTATTAGGAGCAGAAGGAATGATCGAACCAGTTTCAGAGGCATTCTGGTGGATGCCAATGCGGCCACGGCTAATCAAATCGAAGGTGCATTCCACGAGGTTATCAGCAGGATAGCTCTCGTTGTAGTTCATCACGCAAGCAGTAAAGGCCACGCGATCATAATAATAAGTCGTGCCAGAAGCGCCAAGCTGCTTGTTGATTTCCACGTACACTTCGTGGTTTTTGTCATAGCGCGAGGCGGTAATCACCTGGAACGCTTCATCAAAACTATTGGGCAGGAACACAGTGCCATCAACGTCCTTTTGGAAGTAGGAAGTGATAGAAGCAGTGGCTTGGCTGGTAACGATCACGCTATCAGCGAAACCGCCGCCGCCCAGCAGATAGAATTCTTGGTTGCCATCGTTAAAGGCAACAGAAGCCGTAGTAGCGGCTTGCAGGGTATAAAGGGTGGGAGCGCCGCTCACGGTGAAGGTAGCGCCGCTCTGGGTGATCACAGGACGTGCAGTTCCGTTGATCGAGCCAACACGCACAATCACGTCTTGACTCTTCACCAGTTCTGTGGGATGGTAAAGCATGAGAAGATCCTCAGCAATGGAAAGAATGATTAAGCGGAGGAAAGCTTGATTGAATCAAGCATTATCAACGCTTCCTTTGCCAATTAGTCTAAAAATTCCCCTAATTGGTGTGCCGAGGAACTGCCAATAATGAATAGCAATCTCCTCGTTTGGTAATAATTCAAAGCGCCCTTCTCTCCCATTGATAATTGCTTGAGCAGAATCTCCAGGTGTCACGCCAGATAGCGTAAGCGGAGAAGTAAGACGACCTTCCATATAGACGGCAGTCTGGTCTGCACCAAGTAAATAATCGTACTGAGGATTGCGTTTTTGTCTTAACGATGCATAGTAAGTAATGCCCGTTGCGACAGCCACATAATTTCCAGTTTCGCTATCAAGCGCATAGCCCGAAGCCACTGACCATACCAGCGTGGAATTGGCAAGTGGCTCCAGGAAATTGCTCATACAACGAAACCAACAGAAGAAGAAGGAAGAAGATTCAGCATGCGCTTGAACTCTTGACCGTATTGAGTGGCATCTAGCCCCTCGCCATACACCTTGCCGTCAGTAGCACCAATTTGAATGCCCATCTGCGCAAGCTGAATGGCAATAATATGAGCAGCGAGGAATTTCACGGCCCTATCAGTTTGTTCCCCAAATACATCTTCTGATGCATCGTAAGTGGCTTCAGAGATGGCACCATTTACAATCCCCGATGGATGGGGAGTAAATTCAGGAAACCGCTCAAGAAAACTCGCATAAGTGACGGCCATGATCAGGCTTTCCCAATGCGAATGTTTTCAATGCGCTTATTAATGGCATTACGCACCCTTACACGGCCTTCAATCTTCTTCCATCCATTCAACTGATCGGGATCATGAATAAGCTCGATCATGCGGATGGCTTCCACCATTGGCATTTGAGAAAGCGTTTGCACATCTTGCGGAATGTCTTCCACCATGATTTGCTCACGCACTTCCTCGATGGCTCCAATGTTCATAAGGCGTTTAACCGCCCTATTCTCACGAGCCACCTTCCATTGATGCTCTGGAATATCTTGATTAAGACCAGGCGTGAGTTGAATCATGCCAGTTTGCGTAATAATGCCAAACCCGCCTTCACGGGGCGGGTTTTCAAGTTCGGGACGATAAGCAATGAGCATTGTTCAAAAGAAACAATTGTCCATAGCTTAACGTCCCTCGCTTGACTAACTATCCTCAGGCCGAGGCTTGAACGTAGATAACGCTCTTGGGATAGTACAGAGCCACGCCACCCACGCGAGCATGAGCGGGAACAATGAACTCAAGACCACGCTGTTGGGGCGGGAAGAGTTCCAGGGGCTGAGGAATGTGCAGTTGCAGCTTCTCAGGATCACGCTTGTACACAACCATGCGGTTGGTATTCAGCACGCTGTTGGCAGCATCCAGTTGGTTGATGGGCTCAACGTTACGGATGTAGGGGTTGGTGCGCAGGAAGTATTCCAGCACGGTCACGTCCGAAGAGTCGGAATTGCGAGTGGTGGAAACTTTGTTGTAGTCCTCATAAGCCATGAGGATGGTGTCGGGCTGCTCCTTCATCTTGGAGGCGTTGATAATGGCGCTCACGCCATAGTTCAACAGTTCAAGCATTTCCTGAGCAGTGGTGCCGCTATCGGTGAACCACTTATCAGCAGCAACAACGTCCACAGTGGAGTTGTTGAAGAAACCAGACAGGCCAACGGTGCTTTCACCGAACAGAGCCACTTCTTCCACTTTCTCCTCATAGGCACGACGCACAGCAGCAGCACGACGCTGCTCCAGGGCGATGTTTGCCATTTGAGCAGCACGCAGTTCCTGCACGGTGTAACCGAAGGAACCACCGAAGGAACGGATGTTGATGCTCTTCTCAACTTGGCTGATGTCAGCACGGGGCAGATCGTCAGCAGCATCAGCGATTAGCTTGAACTCACCAGTGGAGTCCATGATGCGATAGGTGAAGGTCTGAGCGCCAGGGCCAGCTTCACTAGTGACAGGCAGAATGGTCGGATACTTAATATCCGCATACTGCACTTCAAACACTTGGGGGCGGATGTACTCAAGCTGACGCTCAAGGAACAGACCCGCGTCATCCATACGGAATTCAGACATTGTTAGGGCCTCCTATCAAGAATCAGCGGAAAGAGTAAAGCTGGGGCCATTCAGCTCCAGGATTGCAATGCCGCTGGAAGTGGTGGTGCTCAGGAAACGTGCGCCAGCGAGGCGAACGGTTTTACCAGAAGCAAAAGCATGCGAGAATTGACCAGCCTTGCCAGTGCCGCTAGCGGAATACAGCACGCGCACAGGCGAAGTGGGCGAAACAGCGCCAGTCACATAGACAGCCACTGCACCTTCGTTGGCCACGTTCAGCACTTGCTGATTCTTCACACCAGGACGGTTGTTGGAATCAAGAGCAGTTTCATCAACGTAAGTGAGAACGTTGATACCCTGAACGGTGTCAGATGCGCCAGAGATGGTAGCAGCAGAGTTTGCAGCAGTACCGGCGGTGTTGTAGACAACCACATTACCGAAAGGCAGCACAGCGCCAGTTTCGTTGATGTAGGTGCCAATGGTGTTGTCGCGAATGTCGGACAGTTGGCCTTCCAGCAGTGCGTCATGCTCCAGAGCGTAGCTCTGTTGCACGCCACCAGCGGAGGCAGTGCCCGAAGTGGTAAAAGTTACGGCCATGATTACTTAGCCTCCTTGGAGATGGAAAGGGGCTTCTTCCAGGCATTCTGCAGCATGTCCATATAGGCAGAGGGTGCAGAAACAGGAGAAGCAATGGAAGCTACGGCTTTACGCAGCTCGTCAGTGGTGGCAGAGTCAGAACGACCTTCGGAAAGAGTGTCGAACATTGCCTGCACGTAGTCATCGCTCTTCTCAGAAAGATCAAGCTCGTCACCACGCACTGCTTTGATGGAATCAACCATCACTTCGCGGGCAGTTTTGCCAGCAAATTCATAAGCAGAATCCAGGACAGGCTTGGCTTTCTCAATGAGAGCCACGCGCTCTTCAACCATGGAATCAAGGTTGATTTCTTGAGCAGCAGCAAGTTCGCCTTTCAGCTCTTCCACCTGCTCAGCCAGGGCGTCAGCACGACCCTCAGCGGAATCGCACTTGCCTTGCATTTCCTTTTCCATGGCGTCCATCTCTTCCTTCATTTTGGAAGCTTTGGACATCATTTCATCGTACTTTTGTTTCATGTCCTCGTAGGACATTTTGGCGTCTTCGCGTTCTTTGGTGATTGCAAGAGCAACGCTCTCAGTCACCTCGAACTCGGCGCCATCAAAAACGACTTTTGCCGTCATGAGATGGTCTCCTCCATTAGAGATCAATGATGGGTCAGCAGCATCTTGCCTATCAAGATGAAGCTTCACTTGCGGGCCAGCGCGGCCCCGACGAACAACAGCGATGTGATTGCCGATGATTTCCTTTTGGATGCCATCGTAATGTTCACCGTTTTCTGTAACGCCAGGCGTGGGATCATAATTCACCCTATAGCCCGCGCTTACCTCACGAGCATCGCCTT